ATTTTAAACTTAAAGTTAGGAGAATCATCGTTAAGCACTCTTACTTTTGGCCCGCTAGTGTTATCGTTTGAAAACGATTGTCTAGGATCCATACTTACATTTTTGGCTTTAGCAACACTATCTTTAATAGCATCCGCTTTACCTTGTTCATAAAAGTGATTAGCAACGGCATCAGCATTCATAGCTGTATATAGAGATTTATGATAACCTTTAGCATCTGACATTTCATTTTTATCGTTCAAAAACTTTTTGACGAAATTATTAATATCGCTTTGATTATTTTTTACCTCTCCAGCATTTTTTACATTAAACCTATATTTTTTATCACCGACACTATATTCAAAACCTTTGAACTTGTCGTTAAAAACTTGATTTGTTTTATTTAAAAAATTATCAGTTTGTTTTTTTGCCATTTTTTGAGTTTCTTCTGACTCTTTGTTGTATCTATTAAAGAAGTTTATAGCTTTTTGTTGTTCTTGAGTCAACCTTGACCCAGCTTTAATTTCTTCATAGTATTTAGACTTTTGCCCGTCTAAGTGGCTTTTAGCGTTGGCAACTTGCTCTTTTAACGCTATTTTTTTCTTTTTAATCTCTCTTGCTTCATCTTCTTCTTCATCATATGCAAACGAGTCTTCTATTAAAAAACTTATTTCATCATCTGTTAAGTGAGATTTTGTTTGTTTATAGTATTCTCTAAGAACTGTTATATCATCGTAATTAGAAAAGTCTTGATTAAGTCTTACGTAATCTTCTAGTGTACCACCAGTTTCTTCCATAAAATCTACAACTTTTTGTAAATTTTCAGGTATTGCTTGTCCAGTTTCTTGAGCTTCTGCAACAGCTTCTTCAACTTGTTCAGTTAATTCTTCTGTTTGTTCTTTAACTTCTTCTTCAGTAACTTCTTCTAATACTGGAGTTTCTTCTTGTGCTTGTTCTTCCGGTTGTACTTCTTCTTGTTTTTCTGCGGTAGAGGCATCTGCATCGACTGTAGCCACTCCCTCGTTGTCAGTGTTATCTTCTGCAACTTCTGTTTTTTCTTCGGTTTCATTTTTTATTTCTTCTTTTGGTTTTGGTGGTTTACTTAAATCTACTTTCATAACACTGTCATCATCAGCGCTATTAAATTTTGTTTCTTCAACTGCTTCTACAGTTTCGGGTGTAGTTTCTTCAACTACGTTTTCTACGTTTTCTTCCATAATATAATATAATAATAATTAATAATTTTACCTAGGATCAAAAGAACCTAAGTCAAAGCCTCCTAAAGAATCATTACCTGCAGACTCAAAGTTTTTAGGTGCTTTTTCACTTTTTCTTTGGTCTATAAGTTCACTTTGTTGAGTAGCTTGTATTCTTGTTCTTTCGTCTTTACGATCTTCTTTTTCTTTTTCTTTTGTTTTTACAGCTTGAGATTCTATAGACTTAAGCTGCATGTTCATTTGAAACTCTAATTGCATCAGCTCTTTTTTGTACATTACTTCTTGAGCTTGTTGTTGAGCTTCAAGTTGAGCTTTAACTTGTTCTAATTGCGCTTGTGACTGACTAAGCGCTTGTTGTTTTTGCATTTCCATTTGAGCAGAAGCCTGCTGAGCTTGTATGTTAGCTTGAGATTGAGCTTGAATGTTTTGTTGCTGCATTTGCTGATCTCTTTCTAATTTTCTTTTTCTACGTATTTTTAACAGCTGATTAGCAAGCTTTATGTTTTTAATCTCTCTAAGGTCAATAGCATCAGTCAACTCTATAAGTTGTTGTTGTATTGCCATTTGTATATTTTGCTCTAACATTGCTTTTTCTTCGTCATCAGGAGTTAGCTCTAAAAATATACCAAAGTCATATAAGTGTAAACTTGACATTTCTTCAAGTGTAGCTACATTGTGATTACCTATTTGATTTATAAAAGCTTCTTTTGTTGGTGAGTATTCTATGATGTCAGATATTCTAAGCGACAAACACTCCGCAACTTCTGATGTTAAATAAAGACCAGCTTGTAGTATGTGTCTTGTAGCAGTATTAGAATTAGCAGCTGCTAACTTTTGCACTCCAACTAAAGCCTTAGGATCAGGTGTTGCAGCATCTCGAGCTTCGTTTAATCCAGTTGTATCTCTTATCATTTGTAAATAATAATTATACGTGCCAATTAAACTTTGCATTTTCTGCCCGCCTGAACCTGATTGTATTTCTTGTATTGGTACTTTGCCAGGGTTCATATCACCTTCAGATGTCATTGATCTACCAATAACAGAACCTGTTTGGAAAAACATATTTAAAGCTTCTTGAGGGTTGTAGTTTGTTCCGTTGCCTAAATCTATTTCAGCTAAACCATCAGCATCTAAATAAACACCATCTGGTACCATGCGTGATAATACTTGTTGTAGTTTTAAATGAGTAAGCTGTATCATATCAGCAAAACCAGTTATACGGCTAACTAAACTTTCTATTTTACCTTTATACATACGTGGTGCAACTATAGAATAGTTCATTTTAACTTTAGTAAAATCACTTTTAGGCCTTACCATATTTTTAGCCATTTCCCATTTCAACAACTTGTTTGTTCCTAAAATCATAGCGCCATCGTATAAACACTCGATAGACCTTTGTAATCTACCAAAACCACCTTCCATGTTTTCTGGTGGATTAAATGTATCGTCTTTTGGTAAAACTTTATCAGCACCACTACCAGTTTCTTTTAATTTGTAAACCTGGTTCATGTATGTTTTGTAATTAAAATATAAAACTTGGACTTTGTTACTGTCATTATCATTTTTATCGTAATTACTATTGTAACTAGACTGATAAGAACCTTTGTTTTTTAGTATATCCTCAAGATCTTCTTCTGTTAAATGCGGGAATTGTTTTGCAAGTTCATTAACTGGTATATTTTTAACTTCACCAACGTAATATAAATCCTCAAAATAAGGTGATTCTGTATAAGAATAAACTAAATTAGCCGGATCAACGTAATCAATAACAACACCTTCAGAAGTATTAAAACTTGTTTTGACAGCTCCAATACCTAAAACTGTTAGATCATAATAAAATCTTTTCTTTATTAATTCATAATCACTACCCTCAAACAAAACAGATAAAGCTTGTTCTTCTGCAATTTCTACAGCTTGTTTATAATTCAACTGCATATGAAGCTCTAGTTCTTCTTTAGAACCAGGCAGTTCTTCCATATCACTTTCTTTCATTGATATACCAAAAGCTTGCTCTGTAAAAGCATTTAGCTCTTGCGTGTCCATATCGCCTAATATAGTTTCCATATACTCAGTACGTTTTTGAACACCAAAAGGATCTTGTGAATAAGCCTTTATGTCATATGTTCTTTCTGCAATACCGTTTACAACTATGTCTACAAATTTAGGTATAATAGGTACTGGCTTCCAGTCTAAATTAAGATAAGACAAATCACCGTTAATAGACAATTCATCTTTATACTTTTGTATTGATTGTTCTCCTCTAGCGTATAACCTTAGTTTATGAAAATTATTTTTGTGAGTATTGTATCTGTAAGAGCCTTTATCAGTATGAAACCACTCAGATTCAATAGCTTTAGCTACTTTTAAACCATAATCATAACTCATTTTTTCTATATCACTAACAGCTTGACTTGGGAAATATTTATTTATAACAGACTCTGCCATATTTATTCTTTAATTAATTTAGATGTATTACCTTTGTTTGAATACTTGGCAATATTTATGTTTAGTTTTGGTTTTTGCTTTGTTACGTTTGGTCTATAAAGATGTCTATTGTTAGCCATAATAGCAAGACCAGAGCTAATAGACGCATCGTGTTTTGTTCTTTTGTTTATATCAAACTTTGCCCAATCATTTAGTAATTCATTGAAATAACAATTACCTATTAACCCATCTTTTTTTATACCAACATGATCGTTAATATACATTTCTATAGCTGCGGCATGAGCTTGTTTTATATCTTCACTTGAATTAGGTATTCCACCTACTTCTTTTTCAGCAGTAGACAACTTGTTCCATATTTTATCAGGTCTGTTCATACTAAAACCTCTGTAACCACGTCTTCTAAAATAATACAATAGACGAGGTTTATTGTTCTCTGCCAATATAGGCATACCA